TGCTGACAGAGTAGCCGACCCCCAAGCTGAACTCAGAGTTCCACCATTGCGGTACTAGTACATAGTAACCAATACTTCAGTTATTCCAGTATCTCCAAGCATGGCAGCCAGGTTAAGGTAGCCATTAGCATTGTAGCTAAGTCCCCCTATAAGACCAGTATCCACTTGAGCCTGAGTAGCATTAAGCCAGATCCAATCTGTACCGGGGTTGACCCATTGACCGGCCGAGTTAAAGAAATGCTGACTAGCTTGGGCTCCGGGTAGTTTAGGCATCAACCCATGAGCCAAGGTAGAAGTGTTATTACTTACTATATCTGATAATGCTCCCCAGAAAGGACTGTCTATACCACGACCCGCTACCTCTAAGATAGCATCGTGTTCGTCCTTTAATTGTATATCCAGGTTATTCAATGAATCAGTTATACTCTGTTCGTCATATATATAGTTCTCCTCGGTATAGAGTCTATTACCTATTACTGTGTTTAGGATACTGTTCATATCCAGGTCACCAAGCTCTGGGCATGGGACAGGGGTAAATGTTAATCCAGTCCAGGTAGTTACCCCATCTGGAATTGTTACCAAGATTAATGGTACCTGATAAGCAGGGAATGGTACAGCTGGGGTTCCAGAACCAGGAGTTCCTTTTACGATATGATATGTAGCAGGGTTATCCCCTGGTACCCCATCAAGGTATATATGGCTCATGTAGATAACATCGTACCTGGTTAAACCACCATTACCGCTACCGTCATCAATGGTAATGGGGATAGCGGCATTGTCATCATGGATAATCATCCCCTGAGGAGTTACTACTACCCCATGTTGCAATCCTAATACAGGTGGGTTAGCCTTACTTGCTTTCCTTATACCTGTGGCTGTATGCCTGATAGTTATACTGATTACTCCCCCACCTTCTGATACAGGTGAAATGGTATCGTAGCCACAATATCTACCTGGATTGAGTATACCTAGCATTGCCTGCCTCAAATCAAAGCTCAGAATATCATCCTGGTAATTAGTAAATTGCATCTGTGCCATATGTCTAGTATTTTATATAAACTTAATTATAGTTTTCTTTACTTCAAGTTACTTAGTTGCTAGAATCTATACCAAACTAACCCCTGAATATACCTTGATAGATAATATTAAGAAGTAGTATTTACTTCTGTATTAGGTATAGCACTCTGGGCTTCAGTTCGATGTAGTTTTGCAGAAAAATATAGATTAACCAACAAAGCTAAAGCCGCTATGATTACCCCAGCGGTTTCTATTATCTTTAAAAACTTAGCTCTCTTTTCAGCCCTTGCTTTTGCAGCCCTAGTCTCTGTATTATCAACTAAAGCATCAAGCTTATCACGCCCAATCTTATCCAGATTAAGAGCCACAACTATTTCCTTAAGACTATCTATAGTATCTGATTGCGGACATTTAATCTCATATCTTTTAATCTCTTGCTTAAGCCTATTAAGGTTATTTTCTACATGGGCAATCTTTAAAACATTCTTCGCAGTATTCCCGTTGGCTATTTTCATATGGTCATCCATAGAAGTTAGCCTAAACTCGATAACATTAATAGAAGCCTCTATCCGGGATAATGGTCCTACAGTTACTTCATGTACTATGTCTTTTACTTCTTCCCTCTCAGCAGTATCCATAAAAACAAAAAAATTAAATTGTGTATGTTACAGAATTAAGATTAGCGAAAATGGGACATAGGAATTTTTGTATAGCCAGTTTTAATTTAGTCAACCATTCAGAAGTTGGTGACTTAGGACCTGTACCAGCTATATCTGTTATAACTAAATCCCAGTTAGAATAAAACTTGTAGAGGTCATCATATGATATACTGTTATCATACTTTAAAGGAGTAGGGGTTTCATCATAGATAATGTCTGGAAAAGTTTCCTCAGTATAGCTACTAATGGTATACCCCAATAGGTTTAAGAATAACTCCACTGAAGTAAAGGTGCCTTTAGTTTTAAGGATCCAAACTATATGTTTTATCAGGGCCTTGTATTGGGTATCTGTACCCAAATAAGGTGGGTTCCCAAAAAGTCCAGAGAGGTAGTCTAAGAACCTGTCCTGATCACTACCCGGTAAACTCCCTAAGCTCTGGGCATCCAGTAGATAGTGGGCATTATCTATATAGGGGGCTACTTGTGAATCAACTTCTGCACAAAAGATTTCCAGATACCTCTCTAATAGCCCCTCATTATTACCATCCTTATAAGAATCATTCTCCTTAAAGTATTGTGGTAATAGAGAGAAAAGGTAATTAGGCCTAGAAGCTGTTTTTGCTAGCGTCCTCATAATATCTGTTCGTTAACAGTAATGCTAAGACCGGTACCGTTGGCTATCGGTATGGTATTATCGTCAAGCTCTATATCCTCATTGTATGGGTAAGCAGTGAACAACCATGAATCACCCAGAGCGAATGATGAACCCCAGATAGCCAGAGTTAAACTACCATCGGCTGAAGTAATATTAGCTGAACCAGGGTCAGTAGTAGGATACGTCCATGATCTGTCAAATGTTTCTACCCCAGTAGTAGGATCTATTTTATATAGCCTGGCAGTACGTGAGCTTGCACTGCTTATATATAATTTCCATCTCCTTTTCGAAGTACAAGCACTGGTAACGTTTACATACCAGGTAGGGTTAATATCGTGTATACCAGTAAGTATCCTAGCATATGGTTTAGTGGTTAATATGTCTAGTGATAGATAATCTACCTTGTCCAGGTTATCTACTACGGCTATGATGTCAGATTTACGAATTGGCTTATTGACATCGCTATAGTTAAACCCGAAATAAGTAAGCAAGGCATTTAATACATCATTGCTGGTATCAATAGCAGACCTTCTGAATTTAGCGGTAACAGTCAGGGTCATCCTCAAAAGAGTTTCTCCACAGGCTGCAGCTGAAACAGATGTGGTTATGATTTTCTTGTTTTCAAAGAAATCTTCTACATCTGTTAACAGTGCGCTGCTAGCTGTACCGCCTCCTTCTGGGGCTATGTATATTTCTATGGCTTTCTTGTTAGCATTATAACCTACTGAGGCCTTGCCTACTCCGGGAACCAGTAAGGCAATGTCTTCATAATCCTGAAGGGTGACTGCTCTGTCCAGTGTACGAATACTCAATGGGGCATGCTTCCTTATATCTTCTATACCCTCTGTATTAAGGCCACCGGCAGCTGCATATGGATTAGTGATAGAAAAGTCTGCAGCTCCCCCTCCGGTAGGTTTACCACTAACCCAAACTGTAACGGTGTCCTCAGCTACATTACCAGCCAAGCCTTGGCATTCATAGAAGGTAGCATATATAATATTACCTGAAGGTGGAATAGCCCCATTGACCCCGTCACCGAATACAACCCAGGCCTCTTTTAATTCATTTACTTCTACAATAAAGTGCCTGTCCTGGGGCCCAGAAAAACCCAAAGTCTTCCTTAACTCCCAGGTTAAACTGTTAATAGTAATCTGTAAAGTATCATGCTGATAATCTGAGCTAAGCTTGAAAGCCTGACTATCAGCTGAGGTAGCGGTACCTATATTGGTATTTGAAACTAGGGTTCTTTGTTTAGCTGGTATAGAAACTGATGAAGTACCAGTAAAAATAGTTCTATTTTCTAGGGTAATAAATTCTACCCCGCTATCGGTTTCAGCAATAGAACCAGCAGGTATGGATATATCAGAGGTTACTGTTACTGGGTTACCAGAAGAATCTAAAGCAGTAACTACTAAATCCGCTGTAGCCCCTACCTTAGCCATCACTCGATAATCCAAGAGCCTGGCTATTTTTACTACTGAGCTATACCTACGAGCAGTCGGTAAATAAAGCTCCCTGGCCATGTTATCTATATAGTAATTCAGTTGTTCTACTAAGCCAGCAAAGGCTCCAATAAGAATAACTAATATATTGCTTTCACTTCTGTCTGTAACCTCAGGTACCAAAACCTCTAACCTAGAAAGGATAGAGGCCTTAATACTTTTATAACTACGCTGTAGGTAGCCGACCCAGGTATTATCTAATGCCATCTCGTTATTGTATTGGGTAATTATAGTAGAAATTATCCTCCAGGTTTAACTCCCGTATCCTGTAAGTTAAGTCGATAGTAAGTTTCTCGGGGGCTTGCCTGAATATGGATAGGTTAGTTAACTCAATCCTCTTCTCCCAAGTTGAAATAGAATCTATGACGAACCTCCTTATAAGGTTTATCAGAATGTCGTCATTAGGTTCTTCTATGACCTCGTGTATCCTCGAACCAAATTCCCCCTCATAAAAACGAGTATACATTGGCCATGACAGTATTATCTTGAGAGATGATTTGATCAAGTCCATATATTCCGATAAGGTATGTCTACCACTTGTTAATACAAGGGGGAATATCAACCCAGCGGTTTGGTTCGGAGTAGCCATTACTCAGCGTCTTCTTTAATAAAGGGTGTTAAGAAATCAAGGAGATCTGCATTCCTGGATCCCCACCTAGAAGTATTAGCCAGAGCAGCAAGGTTTTTGAAATCTTCATCTTCGAAGATAAGGGCCTCAGCGAGTTCATCTTCACGACTTTTATCAATAACCTTTTGTATACGATTCCTGTCTCTGATATCTTTTGGGGTAAAACCTCCGTTAGGGATTTGATCAAGTACTACTTCTACCAGGTCTCTGGTATCCATATTACGATCTTCAGTACCCGGTGCTACAGCCCTAAGCTTTGATAGTTTTGTGTTGTAAACTTTGATAGTAATAGTCTTCATGAGGGTTATTTAATTATAGTTTAATTGGTGTTGTTTTTAGGAAATATCCCTAGTAAGGGATAGTAAAAGTATCGCCTGGCCTAACAAATATTGTATATCTAGACCCCTCCCCCAAAAAAGCATAACAGGCAGGAGTAGCAGTTACCATAGTATAATTACAATATAGGTTGGTTGGTCTAAGTTCTTCTGGTATACCTCTTAGAGTTTGTACTACCCCCAAGCTATCAATATATTCAAACTCTACATCATCCCAAGGAAAAGTATTATCATACCACATCTCATTGATGGCTAATAGACGATCAGCCGTATTATAAAGAGAAGTAATATTTTGATATACCTGGGTTATTAATGTACTGTCAACCCCGATAAGCTCTGGGGGAATAGTATCAAGCAATTCAACAGATCCCAAGGCATCGGTATAATTTCCGAACTTATCTATAGCTCGAATGTGAACAGTGTTATACTTTTCTGTTAACCAAGTACCTGGAGTGGGCGTTTGCTCTACGGTATCAATACCACAATTATCCCGCCATTCTAACATAGGCCGAATATCTGGCATAGCAGCCCCACATGTCTCATCGACAAATAGGGATACAGGAGGAATTTGTCCTATCAGGCAACTGCAGGATGAAAGGACGATGCTGAGTAAAATAATTAGTTTTTTCATATCATTTAGTTTTATAATAATAGTATTCCCATAGCGCTAGAATTATATCATAGTATAGGTTATGATTTCTACTCCCCCCTCGCATACCGCAAGGGGAGTACTACCATCAGAATCCATATAAACTGGCCTAAGACAAAGAGTATAAGTATTACCCCCAGTTTCCCCATGAGTCCCCATAGTATATAATAAAGTAGCTGAAGCCCCAGTGGGTTCACTTAAGTTTACATAATCACTAGTTCCTATTAAAGAGTAAGACCCAGCATTAACTCTTAACCAAGCTTGTACTTTTACTCTACTCCAATAAGTTTCGTCCTCGGCACTACTACCCAAAACTGGGCACATTCTACCACGTTGTAAACCACCACGTATTTCCTGGGTAGTACTTACCTGATAAGAAGATGAATGTGGAGATCCCCAGTAAGTAGGCCTTGTATTTTCGTAATGATAGTACCCAGCAAAATCGCTTAAACCTTTTAATGTATTAGCAGGTGCTGTATATATGAAGGATGGGTTATCATAACAGTTAGTAGGTAAAGCAACATCATAACTTACTTGTCCCCCCTTATACCTTGCCCAAGCATTAATTTTACTATACTCTCCTCCAGCCACCCAAGTATTAGCCATATTCGATAATTCATGTATCTCACTTTCACTACCCTGAATTACTATTCTTAACTGGCTTATACTTAAGTTTCGACAACTAATATAATTAGAGCCAACAGTTATATGTTCTTGTGCGGGATATGAACTATAATCCTTTAATTGGCTAGCAGGCCAGTAATCTGTATATCTCATAACACCTGGTACAAATTCTGACCATTCTGTTAACAACCCGTAAACTGAAGCATGGCCATCTGAGTGGCCAGAAAATACCCCGGCGGATCCAAGGAAGGCCCATGTAGTAGCATCACCAGCGATAGCTCCTGACAGACGACCTGTTCCTTCAAGGCCCCCCATAACTAATGATACCCCAGATGATAGGCCTATTATGCCCCCACTACTTTCGGGAATGTATTCAAATGCCCCCAACGACGGAGTAGAAGGATCCCATGGATTACCATCACCATCCTCTAATAAATCTACATCTACTCCACCATGAATTAAATCTGAACCACTAGCTAAGTGTAAAAAAGTAAGTAATGGTAATGAACCATCAGACTGCCTTTCACCCCCTAAAACACTAGCATCAAGCGATGAAAAATCAGCATCTGTTACAGTATAAGCACTGTTAACAGCCCCAGTATAAAGGAAAGTATTATGGTCTGTTGTAGCTACTGAACTTACATACCCTCTACTACCATCCGTAGTACCATAATTTTTATAACATAGGTTATTACGTACTATATGGTATAGGGTATTTAAATTATTTAATACAACCCCATTAAGGTTATTTAGGTAAGCGGTATTGTTATAGAAATGGATAATACAATAAGCGGCATTTTGTACAAAACCATTACCACGATTATTAAAGGCAATATTGTTTGTAATAGTTCTGAGATGCTGGTTTTCATATCCCGTATAAGGATCATTAACAACTGGGCCAAGCTTAAATCCACCGCCATCACCACCTATTGTAACCCCATCCTCTCTATAACCATTATGCCATGACCAACATTTATCTATTATTATTAAACCCGTACTAGCCCATAAATCAACACCATCATCTGAGTTATTCCACATCCTACAACCCCTCATGGTATGATATGTCCCTGGTGTTTCTACCCTTATCGTTATACCATCAACACCCCCATATTCATATCCACATGTATATGGGTCATGGTTATCATGAGCATCACAATTAAGAAGTAAATTCCCAGTTGAACCTAGCCCATTTATAGTAATACCAAACATACCATGATGAGCATCTATAAGTTCAGCTATACAATAATTACATTGATAAAATTGAAGAGAATTTCTTCCTCCCCAATAATAATCTGAATCATACCCACCATACCTATTCTGTACAAAATGAGCTAACTCAATACCCCGAATATGTATGTAATCAACCTGGTAACAATAAATACCGCCATCAGTACTTGTCTCGGGATATGAAGAAGAAGGAACTATTGTGGGTTTTTCACCTGGGTAATTATATATCTTTATAGTATTACCACTAGTACCATCTGCAAGATCAATACGTTGATATGAATCTATTTCATACAACCCCCCACGCATGTATATTGTAGCACCTGCTGCTGCATGGTTATCCCATGCTTCCTGTAACGTAGCATAAGGATTACTGAATGTACCAGTACCAGACACATCACTACCAAAAGGTGCCACATAGTATCCCGGCAATTGTTCTACATATTCAAATGCACCTAATGAAGGAGTAGCATTCCACTCCTTCCCATCACAATCAGTATCAAGACTAACATCTGTACCTACACCTATTAATCCGGAACCAGTATCTAAATGAAGAAAGTTAAGTATAGGGAGACTGCCATCATACTGTCTTTTGCCGTCTACCCCTGCACTATCTACAGATACAAAATCAGATATTGATACAGGAAAACTAGGATTTGCTGCTCCTGTATACAAGAATGTATTATTGTTTAATATAGCAGTTGAATAAAATGCTGCTGACGTTGTATTACCTAGTGATATATTATTTGATACAATATGTGGTATATCAGTTACAGTAGGATATTGCATTGAAAAGCCAGTAGTACCATTATTATAAGCAACATTATTGTAAAAATGATGTATGCAGTAAGCGCCATTTTGATTAAATCCAGTAGTTCTGTTATTAAATGATAAACAATTTTGTATTGTTCTTAAATGCTGATCTTCATATCCTGTCCATGGTTCAACATCTCCTGTTACTCCTAGTTTAAATCCATTGCCATTACCGCCCTCAGTTATACCGTCCTCTCTATAACCACAACTCCATGCCCAACAACTATCTACTATTACTAACCCTGATGACCTCCAGAAATCAAATCCGTCATCACAACAATTCCATGCACGACAACCTCTAAATGTATTTGTTGTTCCTGCATTATTATAACCTATTGAAAATCCATCACCATTTTCATAAGGATCAGGAGTACCACCACTTGTTGAATAAGGATCATAAATATTATATATATCGCAATTTAAAATTAAATTATCATCTGATGCTTCGCCAATATGCATCCCAAATCCACAGTCATGTATTACTAGTCTTTCAAATATATTATGATTTGAATTTTGTGTAAGGAATCCAAATATCATTTCATCTGTACGTGTTTGTACATAATCTGATATTTCTATTCCTTTCCAATGAAAATAATTACCTGTATAATATATTACTCCTCCCCATAATGCAGAACTATAAAATGAGCCATCGTTTTTTATTATAGGTGTTTCATTTATATAATTATAAATATTTATATAGTTATCCGATGTTCCATTTATTCCTGAAAGTGTTTCTCTACTATCATAATTATATTCTCCACCACGCATATAAACAGTATCACCTGCACTCAAATAAGGCCATACCTTACTTAATCGAAAGTACGGATTATTAAATGATCCGTCACCTAATGTATCACTACCCCATGGTGCAAGATACCAATCACCGCCTATATCATTTCCTGTCCTTAATACATATGCTCCTACCTGCCAATTACTATCCTGTATTTGAGTTTTAAGTGAACCATCACTTGTTGATGTACTCCAGACATTCTCGAAGTCAAGGCCATGACTTACCAATAAACCTAACCCCAGATTAACCCCATAATTAAGCCTATATGCAGGAATAAAACCAAAATCCCCCCTACCCGTTGACGGGTCATAAGTATTGGTAGTCGAAGTAAATCTGGGATTCATTATCACTGAATGGGCATCATAACCTAATGCCCTCCACTGTGTCCATGAATAAGTAGAACCATGGTAACTAAAGATAGGTTCATTATTTACACTATTTTCACACCAATAGATATTATAGTCACATTCAAACCCCGTTGTTGAATAGGCATCTACACTGATAAACCTTATGCTATTTTCTACTGAATAAAAGATATTATTCTTAATCTTACAGTTTTCTGATGTTGCAGATACACCTATACTATCATTATAGTATAATTCTATCATTGCCCTATTACAGGTTGTAGATGAGTGATCACTATAAAAAGTATTATTGTATATCCTGACACCGTTCATGCCCTTACAGACAACACCAGGTGCCCCATTTACGATTATATTATATGCTACTACTCCTGCAGTATCTGTCATACCATTGGACTTCCTTATTATGCCCATTGGTACATTATCAAGATAATTATATTTAAACTCTACATCTAGTTGGTATCCAAAAAATAGGCCGTGAGTTATTATGCCTATAGCAAGAGTACCATTCCACTTAATATAGTTATTACGTACTAAAGCACCATCAAAATAGTTATTAGTACTAGCAACCCCCTCATCACCGGCCTCAATTATATACCCATTAACATTATTAGAGGATATATAATTAGTATTTATGGTAAGATCACTGACTTCTGTTTGTGGCACATAATACCCATAAAACTCAGAATCTGGTGGATGGTAGCCTGTTCCACCATCATCAAAGACCCAGTTTTCATTCTGTATAAGTATAGTAGCCATATTTTTTATTTTATACGGGATTTTCTCCTTGATATATTGTTACATCAACTGATGCAGCGACACCAGCATTATCTGTTATCCTTGCTATCATGTGCCTTGTAGGTCCAGTATTCTCCGAAGTAGTTCTTGCTCTGAAAGAATAATCGCCAGTACCTGTATATGGTGTAATTATTGCCCACATAGTACCGTCTCCGGTATCTACCGGTGTTATCGTAGTAGTAACCGAATCTGGAGTTGTATTGATAGTGCAATAATCGCTATATGCTCCAGATGTATAAGCACAGGTAATTGATGATTTGTCTGTTTCTATTAAACCGACAAGTGCCTTTTGCTGTAATATGCCGTAATTAGTTGGTATCATGCCGTCAAGTCTCCCATTAATACCCAAACATCACTTCCCCGATGATATGCTGTTGCTCCAATCCACTGAGAGGCCAGTTTCCTGTTGGTGCTTTTGCTGTAAATCGTAGTCGTTGCAGCTATCGTAATGACGCCCGTTCCCACATTCACAATCGTTACCTGAAAGCCGGTTGTCATGCTGTCGGGTAGCGTTACCGTGAACGTACCGCTACACTCTATGATTTTATTGTTATCA